GCCCTTGGCCATGGCTTCCACGTTGACCCGCTACAGATGGCCAGAATCCAGGGCAGCCGTGCCATCGGCGTCGACCTCTTGGCCGAAATCGCCAAGCATGTGCCCGACGCATACGCCAAGCTCTTCGTAGATGCGCTTCCCGCATAAGATTGTTGTTGACTCATGCGGGGACGACATACGGGATGGGCATGCCACCGCCCGCCGCTCCCGCCGCTGACGCCTCAAAGACCGCTGACGCTGGCGCCGTAAAGGCTGACGCGAAGGCCGATGGCATCCTGACCGGCGTGGTTGTCGATCCGGCAGCCGACAAGACAGCGTCCGACAAAGCCGCCGCCGATAAGATCGAGGCCGACAAGGTGAGCACTGATCCGGCCAAGGTTGCGGCCGACAAAGTGGCAGCCGACAAGGTTGCCGCTGACGCCGCCGCTTTGGCCAAAGCCAACGCCGTCCCCGATAAGTACGAGTTCACCAAGCCGGACGAAGGCGCGATGCACGCCGACGACGAAGCCGACACCGCCGCCGACGCCAAGGCTCTTGGCCTTACCGTTGCGCAGGCCCAAAAGTTGTACGACCACCGCGCCGCGCAGATCAAGGAACAGATCGCCGCAGCCAAGGATCAGAACGACCGCACGCAAAAGGCGTGGAAGCAAGAATTGATGGCAGACGCAGACTTTGGTAAAGCCAAGTTCGAAGCGTCCGTACTTGCCGCGAACAAGGCAATTGCCCAATTCGACACGCCAGACAAGGCGATGGCTAAATTGCTCGCCGTCGAAGGCATGCAGAACAACCCGGTCATTGCTAAGTTCCTTGCGCGCGTTGGCGCCGCGATGACCGAAGGCAAGTTCATTTCCGGCAACACCGAGCCGGCCAAGTCAAAGCCTGGCGAACGCTCTTTTGAGGAAACGGCCAAGGGCTTGTTTCCGTCGCTGTCGAAGAAGAAGAACGCCTAGCAAAACCCTTTCTTTCGCCGCTCTTTTCCATCCTTTCGCGCTCACTCCAATTTCCGGGATAACCCCCGGCTGGGAGATTTCTCATGGCTACCATCGGCAATACCGTCCTGACCCTCTTGGACCAAGCGAAACGCATGGACCCGGACGGCAACACGGCCGACATCGTCAATCTTCTCGTCCAGTCCAACCCCATCCTTGAAGACATGCTTTGGAAGGAAGGCAACCTTCCGACCGGCAACCGGACGACCGTTGCCACCGGCCTTCCCTCTGTCGTGGCTCGCCGTCTGAACGACGGCGTTGCGCCCAGCAAGGGCACGACCGCGCAGTTTGACGACGGTTGCGCGATGATCGAGGGTTACAGCGAAGTCGACGTGGATGTGCTGAAGCTGAACGGCAACGATGCCGTCACCCGCGCCGAAGAGTCGATGTTGTTCATGGAATCCATGAACCAGACCATGGCTCAATATCTGTTTTACGGCAACGCGACGACCAACCCCGAGCGCTTCAACGGCTTTGCGACCCGCTACCCGTCGCTGACGGTTGGCGAGCAGAAGCAGAACGTCCTTGGCGGTGGCGGCGTTGGCTCTGACATGACCTCGCTCTACCTGGTTGGCTGGGGTCCGAAAGTTTACGGCTTGTTCCCCAAGGGCGACAAGTCTGGTCTGATCCACGAAGACCTGGGCGAACAGATCGTCCAGACCGGCACCGGCATCGGCGCCGGCCGTTTGAAGGCGCACGTTGACCGCTGGCAGTGGAAGTGCGGTTTGGTGATCAAGGATTGGCGCTATGTGGTGCGCGCGGCCAACATCGACGTTTCCAACCTCGTTGCTGAATCCAGCGCCGCCGACTTGGTCAAGCTGATGGTCAAGATGTGGCACCGTATCCCGAACATCGCCACTTGCCGCCCGGTGTTCTACGTTTCGCGCAGCGCGCGCGAGATGCTCGATATCCAGGCGCTCAACAAGGCAACCAGTCAAATCACCGTCGAAACCATCGACGGTAAGTTGATTACCATGTTCCGTGGTGTGCCGATCAAGACCGTTGACCAAATTCTCGAATCTGAAACCAACATAACCTGAGCGCCTTACCGCCCAGCCTCCCAACACTTTCGCAAGGGATACCCCATGATTCTCGACGCTCAGCTTGTTTTCGATGACACGGTCCTGTTGACGGCAACCCGCAATAGCACCAACATCATCGACCTTTCCCCCCTGTACGGATCGAACGTCAACCGTGAGTTGGGCGTGGGTGAAGAAATGTACGTCGTGGTGCTGGTGCCGGTCGCTCTGACCAGCGCAGGCGCTACCACGCTGCAAATCACGCTTGTAAGCGACTCAGCCGCGACCCTGGTTGCCACTCCGGTTGTTCTGTATACCGGCCCCGTGATCCCCAAGGCAACGTTGGTCGCCGGTTATCGCGCGCTCTGCGTCAAGCTGCCAGCCGGCCAGCCGGCATCGACGCTCTACCAGCGCTTCCTTGGTCTGATCTACACGGTCACGACTGGCCCCTTCACTGGCGGCAGCGTCTACGCCTTCATGGTCAAAGACATCCAGGCAGACGCCTACTACGCCGACGCTATCACCATCAGCTAACCCTGACGGTGCGCCGCTGCCCAGGTGTTGTGGTGACGCCTGGGCACCGTCGTCAAAATCCCCAACCCGCCGCGTTACCCCGCCAAAGGAACCCCATGCAAGTCCGCGCCATCCGCCCTGGTTACTTCAAGTCCTACCGCGAAGTGGGCGACATCTTCGAGATCCCTGACCATCTTTTTAGCCAGAACTGGCACGAAGAAGTGGCCCAGGACGGCAAAGGTTTGTCCATCGTGTCGGTTGACGAATCGCTTGCCAAGCGTGCCGAAGACCGCGAGGGCCGCGCCGAGTACAAGGCGAAACAGATCCCTGGCGGCATCCTGGCGCAGATCGCCGGCATGTCCGAAGAGGACAAGGCAGCCTTGCGCGAATTGCTGGCCCCCAGCGCCGCCGAAGCGCCGACCCGTAAGGGCCGTGGCAAGCCCGCCGAAGTCGACGCCTAAGCGCCAGCCTAGCGGCTCTGCCGTGACCCCGGAGAGCCTTGCGCTTTTCGGGGTCATTCCTTTTGAGGGGACCACATGACCGCACAAATCATTTACGACGAAGTGACCTTGTGCAACATGGCCCTGGGCAAGATCGGCATCGGCCAACGGGTGCAGGATCTTAGCCCCGACTCTGGCGACGTGGAAAGCACCCTGTCCTTTTGGTACCCAATTGTCCGCGACCGACTGATGGAAGCGTTCGACTGGAAGCAGATCAGTAAGCAATTCACGCTGAATCTTGTCGCCACCGATCCCAACGACGACTGGGCCTTCAGTTACCGTATGCCGGTCGGCTGTCTGGTTGCGCGCCGCGTCGTGTCCGGACTTGGCACCGCCGAGCCTGACCCGGTGCCCTACGACCTGGGGCAAGACGACCAGGGGATCCTCATTTACACGGACGCAGAGGATGCCGTCCTTGAGGGCACCTTTGTCCAGATCGACCCGAGCCGCTACAGCAGCCTGTTTGCCGACGCTCTGGCGTGGATGCTTGCCGCTGAAATCGCCATGCCACTATCCGTCGACGCCAGCAAGCGAGGCGAGGCGGTGAATCAGTCGGCCGTTGCGCTCAAGGCAGCGCGCGGCGTGGCTAACCAGAACCGGCGCATGCGCCCGCAGCCGGCTAGCCTCTTTGTCAGCACCCGAGGGGGTGGGCTTCCGCGCATCGCTGGAATCTTTGGCGTTTCAATATGGAACGCGCCCTAATGGCTGCGCTCAACCATCGCAGCATGGCGGCTGGGGAAATCAGCCCACGGCTGGGCGCCAGGTCCGACGTTGCCAAGTACCAGGCCGGCATGGGCACGGTGCGCAATTTCATCATCACGCGCGAAGGCGCCGCGATGAATCGGGCGGGGTTTGAGTTTGTTTGCCCGCGCCTTGGATTCGGCTCTGGTGCCGTCCGACTCATTGGCTTTGTGTTCAATAACGCACAAGCCTACGCCGTCATCCTGCAAGACTTGAAGGTATTCTTCATTTCTGACGGATTCCCCGTGACTGAGGCAACGAAGGTCATCACCGGCATAACGGCGGCAAATCCGCCAGTTGTGACCAGCGTGGCGCATGGCTTTTCCAACGGTGACGTGGTCTATATCGAAAACGTTGGCGGAATGACCGAGGTAAACGGACGATTCTTCGTGGTCGGAAATGTCGCAGCTAACACCTATGAATTGAAAGAAGAGGCGAACGTCAACGGCGCCGCCTACACGGCATATACGGCAGGCGGCACCGCGCGGCGCGTTTACTCCCTCACGATTCCATACGTAGCCAGCGACCTCTCGCTTTTGCGATACGCTCAATCCGCCGACGTGATGCTTTTCACACATCCGAGCTATCCAGTGCGGACGCTCATAAGAGGCGGCTCCACTTGGGCGACATCTGAGGCGTCCTTTGGTCCAAGCTCATCCTTTTCCCCGCCGGCTGCCGGCACTGTCGCCGGGACGGCTGGCGCCGTGCGTGTCCGCTATCAAGTCACTGCCGTACACGCCGACACCTACGAAGAGAGCTATCCAGGCCTTGAAGCCCTTTTTACGATTAACAACGTCGCGCAGGCCGTTGGCGTCCCCTATACGGTGACGACAAACCTAGCCCACGGCTACACGACAGGCGATCAAGTTTACCTTATCGGAACCGGATATGCCATATTGAACGGGCTTCGTTTCTTTATTACCGTCACGGGTGCGACGACCTTCACCATTGACGGGACATCCGGACTCTTGGTTAACGCAATTGCTGGAGGGTCATCATTCCGTACCTCTTTCAACAACGCCGCCCTTGTCGCACCGTCAGTCGCCAATCCGGTCACTGTATCGTGGGGAGCCGGGGCAGGAGCGACGCCAATACAATATAAAATATACCGCGAAATAAACGGCCTCTTCGGCTACATCGGCACGTCTGTAAAAACTTCATTCGTCGACCTGGGATACACAATCGACCCCCAGGATACGCCGCCGATCTTCGCCGCGAGATTCTCCACCGC